ACACAGGCGGGCGGTAGCGGTATCGGCACCGATCCGCTGACCATCGTGCCGTTGTTGACGACTGCATTGAGTGCTACCTACACTCAAAACATTACGCCTGTGCGCGTCACATTGGCTGCGACCACGACCATCTATTTGGTGGCGCAATCCACGTTCTCCGTTGGTACGCTGGCAGGATATGGCACGATCAGAGCTAGGCGGATGCGTTGATTAAGGTTGAGCAATTATCCGCCGACATCCAGAAATGGATCGGTAAGATCACCGCCTATGAGACTACGTTTAAAACGTGGGAAGGCCGCGCCGACAAGATCATTGACCGCTACAAAGACGAGCGCAGCACTGCCAATGGCGCGGGGTCGAAATTCAATATTCTGTGGTCGAACGTACAGACGCTGATTCCTGCCGTATATTCGCGCCTGCCAAAACCGGACGTATCGCGCCGGTTCCGCGACAATGATCAGGTCGGGCGCGTAGCATCGCTGATGATCGAGCGCGCGCTGGAGTTTGAGTTAGACCATTATCCAGACTACCGCTCGGCGATGGAGAATTCGGTATTCGACCGATTCCTGGGCGGGCGCGGCGTGTCGTGGGTGCGCTACGAGCCGCACTTCCGCGCAGCGGAGCAACAGATGCCGGAAGACGGATTGCAGGTCACGGAAGACGCCGACGAAGCGGAAACGCAGGATGCGCCGGAAGAAGAGATCGATTATGAGTGCTGCCCGGTCGATTACGTCCATTGGAAGGATTTCGGCCACACGGTGGCGCGCACATGGGAAGAAGTCCATGCGGTATGGCGCAAGGTGTTCATGTCGCGGCCGGCATTGGTGGCGCGTTTCGGCGACGAGTTGGGCAATGAAATCCCGCTTGATACCAAGCCCAAGGAAGAAGACAAGAAAATCACGTCCAGTGCCGAGAATTTCCAGGCCTGCATTTACGAGATATGGGACAAAGAATCGAAATCCGCGATCTGGCTCTCGAAGAGCCTAAACAAGATACTCGATGAGCGCGATGATCCGCTGGGGCTGGAATGTTTCTGGCCGTGCCCGCGCCCGTTGTTTGCAACGATCACGACCAGCAGCCTGGTGCCGACGCCGGATTTTGCGCTGTACCAGGACCAGGCGCGCGAACTCGATACGCTGTGCGCGAAAATCGACGGCCTGATTACCGCTCTGCAGGTGCGCGGCATCTACGATGCGTCCGTGCCGGAACTGGCGCGGCTGTTCACCGAAGCTGGCAATACCGACCTGATACCAGTCAAGAACTGGCAGGCATTCAGCGAAAAAAACGGGCTGAAAGGCGCTATCGACATGATCGACATCGCGCCGATTGCGATGGCGCTGGTCGAGTCGTACAAAGCGATTGAGCAAGTCAAGAACCAGATTTACGAAATAATGGGGATTGCCGACATTCTGCGCGGCGCAACCGAAGCCGGCGAAACGGCGACCGCGCAGCGCATGAAGGGGCAGTTCGGCAGCTTGCGGCTGAAAGCCTTGCAGGGCAAAGTTATCCAGTTTGCCACCGAGATACTGCAGATCAAGGCCCAGATCATTTGCAAACTGTTCCAGCCGGAGACCATTGCGCAGATTGCCGGAGTTGCGCAGATGTCGCCCGAAGATCAGGCGCTGGTGCCGCAGGCATTGCAACTGATCAAGGACAGCCCGCTGCGTAATTTCCGCATCGAGGTATCGAGCGACTCGATGGTTCAACTGGACGAGGCGCAGGAAAAAACGGATCGCATGGAGTTTCTGACCGCGACCGGAACGTTTCTCGAGAAAGCGCTGCCGATGGCGCAGGAGCAGCCGCAGATGGCGCCGCTTCTGATTGAGTTGCTGAAATTCGGCGTGACCGGCTTCAAGGTCGGCAAATCCATCGAGGGAATGTTCGACGCGACGATGGATAAGCTGAAAGAGCAAGCCGCGCAGCCGCAGCAGCCGCAGCCGAATCCTGAGATGGAAAAACTCCAGGCGCAATCGCAGTCACAGTCGCAGCAATTGCAAATGAAGGCGCAACTGGATCAGCAGTCAGAGCAGGGCCGGCAGCAATTCGAACAGCAGAAATTGCAGATGCAGGCGCAGATGAATCAACACCAGGCCGAACTGGACGCGCAAGTCGAGCAAAGCAAGCAGCAAGCACAGGCCGCGCAAAACGCGCACCAAAACCAACTTGAAGCGCAGCGCGAAGCGCAGAGAGCGCAGAACGAAGCGGCGCTGGAGCAGATGCGCATTGCCAGCGAACGAACCATCGAGCAGTCGCGCCAGCAGTTCGAAGTGCTGATTGCGCGCATGAACAACGCCAACAAGATCGAAGTGGCAGAGGTCACAAAATCCACGCAACTGGAAATGGCGCAACTGGCAGCGGCAAACATGGCGTCGCAGGACGATACGACGAGGGCAATGCCGGATGACAATAACGGAGTGACAGCACAATGACGGACATTAAAAGCGATCGGGAAAAATTCATTGCATTCTGGGCCCCGACCTGTGGCGAGGAAGAAGCGCTGCGATCCTGGAAGATCAAGCAGGCGCAAGTTCGCACCACATCCGCGATGGTGATGGGCGACATTGCCCCGTACATCTCGCAGATCGATGGCAGCGTGATCGAGTCGAGGTCCAAGCATCGGGCGCATCTGAAACAGCACGGCTGCATCGAAATCGGCAATGAGGTAAAGCACATCCAGCCGAAAGCGTATGCGCCGCCGCCAGGGCTGAAAGAATCCATCATTGAGAATTTTCACCGCAACAACTTGTGATTATCCAACTACCAAAAAGGAAGGTTTTATCATGCCATTAGCACGAGAAATAGTGGGCGGCGGCATTTCGCCAGTCACCGCATCGGCACTGGGCGGCGGCAGCAATAGCGCGCTCGCATCGCTTGGAACGATTCAGGGCGACGCAGCGCCAATTGCGACCACCACCACCATCGTTACCGGAGCTGACGGCACTAAAGGCGTTATTTTGCCCGCATGCGGCACTGGCGAAACCGTGATGGTTTTCAACAACTCGGCATCGACGCTGAAAGTGTGGCCTCCGGTCGGATCGGCGATCTCGGTTGCCGGTACGGGATTGGGTACTGCGAACGCATCGTATGCACATACAACCTATGCGAACTGCCTGTACACCTGCGTCAGTGCTACGCAATGGCTGGCGAACAAGAGCGCGTAATCACAATTTTTAAAACGCCGTGAGGCGCCGCGCTGGCCCTGCGGGGTCGGCATAGACGAAGGAAAAAATATGTCAGATCAGAATACTCTGCGCGGCATGCTTGAGACTAACCTCACAGCATCGGCAGACGGAACATTAGGGCAAGTCGCGGATTCTGCGCCGATTGACGTGGTTGAGCCACAAGATCCAATTAGCGACGATCAGCGCGCACGCGACGAGCAAGGCCGGTTCGCTGCGAAAGCAGCCAAAGACGTAGAAGTCAAAGCCGCTGATGATGCCGATGCGGTAATCGCTGATCCTGCTGCAGTCGTTACTGTCGAGCCAGTCGTTGCGCCGCAGCGCCCGACAACATGGAAAAAAGAATACCTGCCGATCTGGGACAAGATCGCGGTCGGGGCACCGTTGACGCCGGACGAAAGCCGCAAGCTGGCAGACTACAGCCAGCAACGCGAGAAGGAATACGCGACTGGCGTATCGACCTACCGGGCTGAAGCACAAAACGCGAATGAATTGCGGGCTGCGGTCGAGCCGTTCATGCCGATACTGCAGCAGCACAACATGAAGGTCGGAGACTGGATCAAGAACCTGGGCACTGCGCACCAAACGTTGGCGCTCGGCACGCCAGAACAGAAGTTGCAGATGTTCGCGACGATGGCGCAGCAATACGGCATTCCATTGCAAGCGGTAACGCAGGCGTCGCAGGGGCAGTTCGACCCGAACGTGACGCAGATGATGCAGCAGATTCAGGATTTGAATAACAAGGTCAGTTCGGTAACGGGCTGGCGCGAGCAGCAAGAAGCACAATCGTTACAACAGCAATTATCGGAGTTTCAGGATACGTCAAAATATCCGCACTTCGATCTGGTACGCGGGGATATGGCTCAACTACTTGAGTCTGGTATGGCCCAAGACCTGAAAAGCGCTTATGGCAAAGCAGTCCGAATGAATGACGATGCATGGTCGGCAGAGCAAGAGCGTCAAGCTCCGGCTCAGGTTGCGCCAGCACATCAGATTTCAAAATCGGAAGCGGCGGCAAAAGCGAAAGCAGCAGCGGTAAGCCCTAAGTCCGTTACTCCTAGCGGCGAGGTCAAGCCCGTGAATGCTGGAGGATTACGCGAGTCACTGGCAGCGCAGTTCGATGCCGTGGCAAGCAGTCGGCTTTAATCAGACTCAATTAAACTTTAAAGGAGGCCATAATGGCTTTTGCGAATTCCATCATAACAGACATCATCGCTTAACAAACGGAATTGAATTTAATGTTTCTTCGGTAATCCGGTTATTTTTCTTCCTGTTTTCTGTTGATGTCAAATACTGCAGATTCCACGGTACATGAAGACCAGTAACACGGCGACCATCTATGATGCCACGTAACGGAACAATGTGATCAACCTCATATCCGACAGGGCATTTAGAATGAATCACAAGGATCTCTTTTAGATCAACCCATTTTGGAGTTTTATCTTTAACATCCTTGCGACGATAGTATTTTCTAGCTGGATTGAGCGGGTCACTTAACCATCGTTCACGTTTAGCTGCATTTATTTCGTCTTTACGAGAATCGTAGGTTTCTTTTTTCTGCGATGCGATCTTATCTCTATATTGTTGGCTTTGCTCGTATTTAGTTCTGCGCCAGGTATTCATATATTCAGAATATTTTCCAAAATATTTTGGCGCACGAACATGGCAATCTTGGAGAGTGCAAGGTTTGCATTTGTGGCTTACGGTATTCACCTTTTTGTAATATTCAGAACGGGGTTTATCGATGCCGCAAACTGGACAAATCTTGCTCGTAAATGGTTTTTTCATAGAGACATTATAGCATCGAGGCGATGTAAAACCGCGTGAATTGCTGGAAACCCCTTATAGCCTGATTAACTACAACGTAGCTGGTAACGGCAAGCGTGAATGTTTGAAAATAATCAGGATTGGGCAATCAGCCGCCAAGCATCATAGGAATGTGATGAAGGTTCAACGACTAACAGCGAGTCCAGAACGGACGATAAGCTGACACGAGCGCGCGGCACCGAAAGGTGATGATGTAGTCTGAGCACTAGACGAAAGCTAGTGAAGCTAGGGATAAAGAGCCTTAGCGATAACAGTACTGACGACGATTCAACAACGTAGTGGAAAATTGGCTGATAATTTGACAAACAATACCGCACTGCTGATGAAACTTCAGGATCGCGGCAATGTGCGCCCATTCGGTGGCGGCGATGTGATCTTGGAAGAGATCATGTACAACGACACCACCAGCAACAATGCGAACAGCTACAGCGGTTACGAGGCGATATCCATCACTCCGGATAGCCCGATCAGCGCCGCGCAGTTCAACATCACGCAGTACGCCGACTCGGTCACAATCTCCGGCCTTGAAATGCTGCAGAACTCCGGCAAAGAAAAGATGATCGACTTGCTGGACGGCCGCATGCGTGTGGCCGAAGCGCGCTTGATCAACCGCATCGCTGGCGACATCTATCTGGACGGCACCGGCAACGGCGGCAAGAACATCACCGGCCTGGCCGCTGCCGTGCCTGACGTTCCGACTACAGGCACCTACGGCAACATTGATCGCGCGACTTGGGCATTCTGGCGGTCGAAAAAGTATTCCGGCGTGACCGATGGCGGCGCTGCGGTGTCGGCAGCGAACATCCAGCAGTACATGACGAACCTGTCATTGCAACTGGTGCGCGGCTCCGACAAGCCGGATTTGTGGGTCGCCGACACGACGTATTACGCGTTCTACGTCAACTCGCTACAGGCAATCCAGCGCATCCAGTCGGATGGCTCTGGTTCGGCCGGCTCCGGCTTTGCCAGCCTGAAATTCTTCGGCGGCGGCATGGCTGCTGATGTTGTCTGCGATGGCGGCATCGGGGCTGCAGCGACTGCAAATCACATGTGGGCGCTGAACACCAAGTACATCCATTTCCGCCCTCACAAGGACCGTAACTTCGTGCCTATCGGAGGCGAGCGCCAGGCGATCAACCAAGACGCGGTGGTCAAATTATTCGGGTGGGCCGGCAATCTGACCAGCTCAGGTTCGCAGTTCTCCGGCGTCATCATCGCCTAATCGGAAGCGAAATGCATTACCCGCTTAGGCGGGTTTTCTTTTTAGAAAGAACACCATGACATATACAGTAATTAGCCCGAATCTGGCCGGCCTTACGCCAATCGCCAGTATCGACGCCGGCAGTGCCAATGCCAACGGCGCCACGCTGTAC